GAAAACACCCTTCTTAGGGTCGCCAATAAGTACACGCTCGTCTTTCCACTGCGTCAAATTGATGTTTGACGATGAAAAAGTGCTGGCATTTGCCACATTGCCAAGCGTGTCTGTATCAATTTCTACGTACTGTGCAGAACCATCCTGCTTAAATGCAAGTAAATAGTCTTTGTTATTGATGTTGGCAGACAGAAACGATGTAACCGTGTTGGCAAAGACATGATTAGATGTATTTGCGGAAGGCACAATCTTTAAGTTGGCGTAACCAATAGGCATAGCGTTCTCAAGCCATGAGAACTCGCCCTTTTCCAAAGCCGTGCGGTTGGCTTTCGTGTTTACACCACGAAATTCCTTTACGACTTCGTATGATTTTTTCTGTTCTGCCGCTGCCATGATTAGAACGGAGTGCTATAAGCATCAGGCAAGCGCCGTGTCATCACGGAAGTCAGCACAGCCTGAACTTGTTTGATGTATTCCTGCTTATATATCTCTGCTTCACCATAACTTTGCTCTTTGTACTTGGCTTTATATGCAGCATAGAAGGCTACCGGGCTGGTGTAAGGATCAATAATTACATCAGGCGTAGTAGAGGTAGCCAGAGCAAGGTCTTGCGGGAGAATAATGGTGTCAATCTCAACGGTATATATCTGATCCGGCACTGGAGACAGATAAATTGTTGACTGACCGAAAATAGAAAAGGCTATTGGCCTACCAATGTAGTTTTGCCAGTAGCGTAACTGTGCGTTGAACTGAGTCCAAGGCAAATACTGTAGAGGAACGCGGCTATTTCCCCAATACAAGTTCATGTTTACCACATCGAACGTGTTTGTTCCCTGCGGCAAAGCCACATAATTCATTTTCTCAACATCGCCTACGTATTGCAGCGTCGCTGTTCCACTTGTGAATGGGGCTGACGGAGGATACATAACGTTTGCCGCTGGATAAGGCGGTGAAGAATCACCAGTAGTACCAGCCACAGTAACTTCATAAATGAAGATGTTGGAATAAAGATATTGCCCTTGCGTGACCGGCGTATTTGCAGTCCACGCCACAGGCTGAGTCGCCGTTGCTACAGGAGCAAGCGGGGTTTGGGTAATCTGGATAGTGCGGAGGCAACCAGTATCACGAACAACACGCTTCCTTGCGGAGTTAATGTAGTCCGTTAGCTCTGGATCAGAGTAGAAATTACCATTTGCATCATGCAGAAGCCTTCTGGTTTCCGTGATGTAACTGGATAAGGTTGCCATTTAAATTCCATACTCAAGCGGCTTTTTCGACCCTTCGCCCCACCCTGCCTTGCGGCAAAGGCGGGGGTACTAAGTCAATCGCCGGGGATAAGGAGCGATTCGGTGTCGGCTGTTCTTGGGCTATGTCAAACTTTTCAAGAATTTCCAATCCAGCAGGAATGTCATTCTTGGTTTTGGCAAAGCCAAGTCTAGCCAAAAACGGTTCTTTATCTTCCGACCCGTAACCGAATATGTGACGCGCAACTTCTACGGGAATCTCCACCGTTTCGTTCACAGGGAATTTATACGGTTTAAAAGCGTATTCGTCGATCAGAGGCTTGTCGCTCCGATTGGTCACATAAACAGTTGTCATAGGCTAATTACATCACCGTAAACAGAAACGTCGCACGTTGCGCCAGAAACAGCAGTGCCAACCTTCACATAAAGCGATCCGGCAGTGTAAGCAGTAGAAGCAGCATCAGTCGAAAGACCAACATCTTGCCACTTGTTCGTGCCAGTTACCGAGCTTAGTGTTACTGCATTGCTAACCGCATTTGTTGCATTCCCATCATTGCTGGTGAGAATGGTAACGTTTGCGGTAGCAATGCTGGCGCTAGGATTAGTAACGACAATTCTGCGAACGATGTATTCAGTTCCACCCACGATAGGAATTTGTGCAACTGCATTGCCAGTAGCGTTCAACGAAACGTTGACTGCCGTGCCAATACGGAAGCTACCAAAGCCATCTGGGTATAACGATCCTACATGGTTAGCATTCATGTCGGCTCCTTATGCGTAGGTTTCGCCAACGGCTTGACCCGCGTTCACTTGGAACAGGGTAATCGTCGGAGTACCAGACAGAACGTTTGCACGAATGTTCACGCCATCAGACACGAAATAACCACCAGCATTGTTGGCAACAACAACAGCCCAAGAAGCGTTGCTGATATTGCCAGTAGTATTGGTGTTGAGTTCGATAGTGACGTTGGCAGTCGGAGCGATGTAGTAATCGCCAGCAGGAACGGTCACAGTTGCATTACCCGCAGCATAAGCTTGGAAGAATGCACCAGCGGCGTTAGTTGCTGCGCCAGCTACTAGGATTTTGTTAGACATGACTATTTCTCCTTAAAGTGTCAGCGAGTTATAGCCCGTCACCTTTGTCATCGACTTAGGCTTGGTGTTGACCAGTTCTGCAATCATCAGAACAGCGCCCACGTAGCCAATCTGCCAGTTCGGGAGAGTCGATTCAAAGCCCGTGAACACAAACGAACCCTGCTCATGGATGTAGAGCGACAGGTAGTTGCTGTTCAGGAAGTACACAGTACCTTCCGGGCAGTAGGGGTCAGGATAAATGGGAACGCCAGCAACCATCAGCGCACGGAAACCAGACTGAGGGCCATTTGCATCGCCATCAAAACCGGAACCCGGAGTGACAACGTATTGCTCTTGACCAACATAGTCTTGCGCCAGCAGCGTCCAAGTACCAAAGCCGCAAACACCAAACGACGGAACTTCAGCGCCGTTCTTCACAGTACCGGAAATGTACTGAAGGATGTTTTGACGGGTCGGGTTGACCGAACCAGCAGCGTAGGCTTTCGACTTCCACCAAGTGTAGGTCGAACGGTCAATGTTGCCGTAAGTGCCGGAATCCGACACGGCAGCGGGCAGACCGATGAACTGCTGATTGTTCGAGGTGTTGGTATACAGGGCGGTTGCCATTGCATCCATCATCACGTTAGTCGCGTCGTTCATACGCGCTTCGATCAGGGGGATAACAGCAGCATCTTGCTGTACTGCACCTTCCATGCCAAGGAACAGCACAGGAGCAATCATCAGTTTCAGGTTGAATTCAGCGTTATAAGCACCCTGCTGAACAGACGGTTGAGCGAACGAGCCGCTATAGTCTGACCACTGAGCGTTTACAAACTGAGAACCCTGAACGGGAACGGTTACGGACGAGACACCACCAGAAGCAGACTGACTGTTAGCAATCAGCGCCGCCATCAGCGGTGTTGAGTTATAAAGCTGTACAACAAGTTTTGGGATAAAGGCTCTGCGGGTTACGTACGTAAGTTCCGTGAACTGTGTACTCCCGCTAGCCGGTAGAATCCCTCCGCCGATAGGCATAATGAACTCCTTAATTAAAAACCCGGCTCATATCAGAGCCGTATAACAATCCGTCAACTAACCCTTTAGAAGCATCAATAACAATAAAGCCATTGTCTTCTAAAAGCTTTTTGGCGGCCTCAATTCTATCCCCCATTCTTTGGCCCTTCGGTTGTTGTACAAACCAAAGCTCCAAATTCTCAATTCTGTTGTCTTGCTTATCGCCATTCTTGTGATGCACGTTTTCACCTTGATTTAACCTTCTTCCAAGGTGTTGCTCCATCACAAAACGATGCTGCAAAACTCTTTTGCTATTGATGGTTTTATAAATGTAACCATCTTTACCAACTTTCCAATCAGACGATCTTGATTTGCTTCTTTGTTTAGCAGCACAAGATACTGAACAAAAATAAAATTCTTGTTCACGCCTAGAACTCTTGGTAAATAAGAATTCTTTTTTACACTCAGCGCATTCAGCACTAACTAAATGACGCTTTTTTCTTGTTTCGTAACCGCATTGCTTAGAACAATTATGAACCTTATGAGCCAAACTTGGCCTTGTTGCGAATTGTTTTTCGCAATTAAGACAAATTTTGCTCACAAGGCCCATATTGATTACAACCCAATAGGTTTAGGGTTGCGTCGCAATTCGTGTAATGCTTTAGCCGCCTCGTTACGCGCACCTTGTACGGGATTCTTCCAATATTCAGACAGATTGAACTGTTTGATAGCGGAAGGATTGTAGCCAGTAGGCGTAGGTTTGGCGGCTTGTTGCATGTACTGCCAGTATTCGGCAGCAGCTTCGTGGTCAGCAATACCTTTTTCGAGCATTACTTTCTCCACTTGCTCAACCTGTTCATCGCTGTCAACTAAGCCCTTCTCTTTCAGCTTTGCACGACGCTTGTTAAGCTCGTCCATAGCATCGCGCTCACGGAGTTTTGCCTCCATTTGCTCAACACGCTCATTGGCCTTACGCATTGCTTCCTCGGTCTTGTCTTCAATCTCAAGCTCCGGGATAGGCATATCTGGGTTGACTTCCTTCGTCAGCCGCAGCATCTGCTTACGGGTCTTAGGATTTTCAGCAAGTTTACGAGCAAGCAGCGCCAACTCGTCGCGCTGTTCGGTACTCAGGTCTTCTAGTGATGACATAGGTATCCCCTATCAATAAACGTTAAAAAAGCGCATCAGATGACGCGCTTGCCGCCCGGTTTCTCAACCATCATTTTGTTCTTAGCGCCAGCTTTGGCAGCGTTGCTAAGACCACCCATCTGTGAGAAACGAGGTGTGTTTACGATTTGACCGTTCAACTGATTGTTGTCAGTCGGGTTACGGGGTGCGGCTGCGCCGCGAGGCTTAAAAAGTTCCATGATATTTCCTTAAAAATTACATCATGCCGGGAACTGCTGGCGAAGCAGCCATTGCTTTGCCTTCAGGGGTTGCCCCACCCGCTTGTGGCAGGGATTGTAACATTTGCAAAATTTCTGATTGTTTTAATTCCTCTGAGGAATCTTTGCGCTCACCGACAATGGCTGTCAGGGTTTTGATAGCGTCGAGTGCTTTACGGCCTTCTGCGCTGTCAGCGCCAATAGCAGGAAGGCTGCGCTTAATTAAATCCATCGCCAACCCAAGATTAACCATCGCTCCCTCTTTTGAACCCATTTTTGGCTCTGGGGTGGACATGGGTGCAGCCATTGGAGTCGCGGATTCCTCCATGCCTTCTTCTTCATCTTCCATCTCCATTTCTTCGTTGCCACTCTCGGCTTCTTTGGATTTGGACTTAGCCTGTTTATCCATCAGGCTCATCAGTTCTTCGGAAGATACAGCCATAATAGCCTCGTATAAAAATTTGCAATAGAAATAATCAATACGCTAATGCTTGTCAAGTTAATTATTAGCAATTAACGCATTTTTCTTCCATAGCTACGTTGCGGGGAGCTACGGTCGCCATAAGTTTGCCCTAGACGCTGCACCCGGTACTGAAGGCTAGGCGCACCAGACTCACGCTGCAAGCTTTCAGTGGTCAGGCGCGGCTGGTCAGCGCGGGATGTTGTCTGAATTGCAGTGCTAGTTTCGTTCATGCTGCCTCCTGTTGAGGGGGTTGCTGTTGCGGCGGTGTTTGTTGCGCCATTTGCAACTGTGCCATTTGAGCTTGCTGTTCCTCCATCTTCTTCAGACGTTCTTTCAGCAATTGCTTGCTTGGAGGATCAACCAATTCTATCAACGATTCTCTATCGATAGCGCCAGCTTGGAACAGGCTGAATGCCAGATTGCGCTGGTCTTCAGTAAAGATCGGGCTATTGCTATGCGCGTCAACTTTGACAATAAAGTCGTTTGTGAACTGCGCTGGCAAGAACGGTGCGCCATCATCATCTTTGAGTTTGATCGGCTGATATTTCTGGATGCACTTTAAGAAAAGTGTTGCCATCTTTTCCAGCGAGTCTTCGATAATCAGGGCGCGTTTCTTAGCTCTGGATGAGCCAAGTCGTGATAAAGACTCGGCGTGTGATTTACTTCTAACTCCAGATTCACCTCGTCCAGCCAACACGGGAGTGATGCCGCTTGCTTCAGCGAACATAGCATCCACCTCTCGGATGACTTCAAAAAGATCGTTTGGAATGTTTGGCGCAAGACGTTCGACCTTTGCATTTGGTATATCGCTAGACAGCAAACCGCCAGCGCGATTAAGTGCAAAGTTCTTTTCATCCAGCAATCCTGTAAAGCCCATCAGTGCAGTGGGTGGATCAACCTGTTTAGACAGCAGATCAAGAATCTCTGTCATGCGCTTGTTCCGCAATGACTGCAAGAACACTAGGCGTTGCACTTCTGACTGACCCCAGAAGTAGTCGTACTGCGGATTCGGGCAGAGTTGAATGAATGGCATCTCGCCATCCAAGAACATCTTGCTGCCCTCTCTGTCATAGATGATTACGTCAGGATCGGCCTTGGTTACACATTGGTAATCTTGCGTATCGTCATTCCACACCCATAGCTCAATCATCTCCACTGTGTCTTCAGCAACCCGTGCCTTGTAGCGGTTCATGCCGGACAAGTCTAGGTTGACTGTACCGAGCATGTTGGGATTGGTCTGCGACATGATGATGCGGTCAATGCCTTCTGGCACGTACTCGCTCTGCGCGTGGAAAGATGAGTTGATGCGCTCAAGAATAGAGTCGCGTTTAGGATGGTTGTAGAGTCGAGCATAAAGCTCGCTCTTGGTAATGTAGTAACGGTGAATCAGTGCTTCTTGTCTGTCTGTGTGCGGTACGTCTTCGCGCAACACGCCAACGTTAGCTGGATCGACCATGTATGGATTAACTGATCCACCCGGCCCAATAATCAATTTGACAAATGTGCTGTTGTAGCAAAGCGCCCACTGCAATGAAGATGTGAAAACCTGATCGCTGTTAGAACGCAGCCATTCGTCATTCATCAAATGCCGCAGAGGATTAACTTTCTTCTGCTCTTGCGGATTGACTGTCGCGCCAAGATCAACGGAAAAACGAGTTGACTCTGCTGAATAGAGAAAACTCGTTAGTTGATCGATGTGCGGATAAATTTTATTGAAGATCGCCGGGGGTTCTTCCGGCGCAGCACCAAAAAGATAGAAGGAGCGCAGCGCAGAATAGTCTGCTTGGCGTTCCTCACGCGAAACAGAACATTTCTCTATCAGGTCGAGATAAAACTGCTCTCGGTGTAGGGGGTTGTCTGGGATTCGCATTATTTTTTGATTTGCAGGTTGTCTTGGTCAGCCATATAACTCGCCGGACGGGGTGGTGTCAAGTTCCCAACTTGATTTGGCATTACGCTAACTTGCTCACCAGCAACAGAACGGAACATATTTCCCTTTAAAAGATTGTCCATAGTGAACTTTCCACCCGCGCCGCCCCAGATTGCAGAGTCACCCGGACGCGATTCCTGCGGAGGCGGCGGTACATCCTTGGGCGCTGGCTTATTATTGCGCGTGTAGTAGCCAGCTTGGTTGTCGCCCTCGCGTGTTGACTTGATATTTGTCATGTTGAAGTCGAGAGCAAGCTGTTTTAGCGTCTTATCGTTGTGTTTTGTAGCGTCAGAGGTCATTCCGACGGGCTGCAAGAACACAACATGGACGTTTTCAGTGCATCCTTGGGGGCAAATAGGCTCCCAAGCCTCAAAAAACCCGTGTTTTTCGCACTTATAATCGTTAATAACCGACATAATTACCTCCCCTTAAAATACTCATCTAAACGTGGATTTGAGTAGTCATAACGGTTTTTTGCCCCTATTTTTAGCTTAAAACCGTCATTTCCTAGCTGCAAACCGTATCCTTTGACCATTTTTGGCTTAGATTCCTTGCGCCACTCCAGCCATTTCTGTCCAAACCGGATCATTACGGCTACATCCCCGTTTTTCCAGTGGTTATAGCCCTTGGAAACCCGTCTTTGGACGTTTTCCGTCAATGGTTCGGTCTGATAAAGGAAAACATCGCGCAAATGAAAGAAATTGACCCCGCAAAGCTCGGCAAACAGCTTTATTGGTATGCCGCGCTTCTTGTCTTTCAGGAATCTATTGATAATTTCCTTTAATTGCTGCTTTGGAATCACATCATCCGGGTTGATTTCCATATATGCCTATCTTTTTCAGGTAGTCAGACACATTTCTGCCAACCGCAATCTGTTCTGGCGTTGAATCATCGTGTTTGCGGCTGACATGCTTGGTAATCTTTTGGGCAATCAGCCTTGGCTGCAACTGCTCAGCATATGCAGCGCAAGCAAGGGCGCTTGCCATGACTCGATCATCCTTGTTCCTGCCAGAAGCCAGAATTGCGCCACCATCGCGCACCACTGTCTTCATCTCATCAATTAGTTCCGTTGAGTAAATATTCAACATCCCTCGCTCAAAGTAATCTTTCATGTAGGAAAGCATACGTTCTTTGCTCTGGGCAGTCGTCAGCCAGCCGATAGA